GACACAGAGTCCGATTCGGACACGGACACCGAGTCAGACTCTGACACCGACACAGAGTCCGATTCGGACACGGACACCGAGTCAGACTCTGACACCGACACAGAGTCCGATTCGGACACAGAATCGGATACCGAAGGCGAATCGGATACCGAAGCAGAGTCTGAATTAGAAGTCGAGTTCGATGTTGAATTCGAAGTCGAACTGGAACTAGAACTAGAAGTTGAACTGGAAGTAGAAGTTGAACTAGAACTAGAAGTTGAACTAGAAGTTGAACCAGAACTCGATGTCGAACTCGATGTTGAACTCGATGTTGAACCAGATGTCGAAGTCGATGTCGAAGTCGAAGTCGAAGTCGAAGTCGATGGTGGCGGCTCTTCTGGCATTTTATTAAAGCTTAGCCTATTTTACTTTTTAATTTTTCAACTTCAACAGAAAGCTCTTTAACCGCTTGAATTAAAATTGTAGTTAATTTGCCATAGTCTAAGCTTGAAATTTCTCCATTTGTATTTTTTCCAACAACCATTGGAAGAATTTCATTCACCTCTTCAGCAATTAAACCTATATCACTTGTTCTTTTTTTATTTTTCCATTCAAAAGTAACTGGCCTTAAAGATTTTACAAGAGTAAGACCATTTTTTAAATTTTTAATTTTCTTCTTAAAACGCTTAGAAGAAGTCGAATTATAAGCTATCGCTTCAACCTCATTATCGACAATTAAATTTCCAGCCCCATCATTTGGCGCTTCAGAATAAACATTATCTGCCGCAATAATTCTAAAAGTTCCATCTAAATCTATTCTAGCTCTAACAGCCCCAATATTTTGATTATCCTCTTCTCTGGCAGTTCTAAATATGATGCATCCATCGCGAGAAGGATCAATTGGGCTGAGAGTGCTGTCATAACCAGCAGATAAAATTAATTGACCCTCCGCTAGTCCACCAGCTTGCATAAATTCTGTTCCAACAAAGTCAATCTGTGACCCGAAGGTAATACCATTGCCATCTCCTCCAGTTATTGTTAAAACCTTATTCCTTGTAGACCTTCTAATACCAAATCCGCTTGTAATCTCTAAACCGGCATCGCTGTCTTGATCTCCACCGTCTGGCAATCCAATTTTACCATTTATAATTAAACTAGTTCCATTCCACCATAAATTATTTCCAGCTGGACTGCCAATATATAACTGGTAAAGAGCTGGTCCCCCTTCTGCTTGAGTGTTTCCAAGAAAAAACCCCCCAGATGTCCCAGAGTTTACAAAGAAACTAGTTCCATTATAACCAAGGCTAGCAGATTTTAATCTTCCATAGTCTCCTACAGTCAACCCATCGTCATCTAATCTTACCGCATTAGAAGTAGTACCAAAAAAACCCTCGTTTGCAATAACAGCCCCTCTAAAAAGAGAGCCTCCAAATTCAGCATATCCATTGCTTACTATTCTGAATCCAAAATTCTGAATTTGTTTTGTGCCTCCGCCTGGAAGCTCTATTTCAAATACTGGAATATTGGGTTCAGTTATTTCCTGCCAATAGGAATTATTTCCGCTAGAAGGCGGGGCATTTGTAGCGTTTTCTCCTTGATCTTGTAGCGATCTAAAAAGTTTATATTTTCCATCGCCTTGTAAAACCTTTACTTGAACAGCGTCGCTTGGAATATGTTTACCTAAATAAGCGCCATATGTTCCAGATGTTGTATACTGCCTTACGGTTAAAGCGCCAGAAACCCAAGTTGGAACAAAGTTTGTTGATTCTATATAGCCTCCAGCGCCAGCTGTTCCACTAGCGCCCCCTCCTGAAGAACCATTAATATTAATAACTTGAGCGCCAATAAACCCAGCAGTTATCTTTCCCGCATCAAGATTAGCAATAGCTTCTGTTTCAAGTCCATAGTCTTCCCAAGAAGTTCCGTCCCATTTAGCCATTCTATATCCACCATTAGTATCAAACCATAAGTCATTTTCAATTAAGGTGTAACCTGATCCGCTTGTCGGCTCCGAGCTTTGATAAAATATTCTATTTTTGCCGTTAGCTGATAATTGCGCCCCTTCCGCTGTCGCTAGCGCGACAGCAGCATCGTTTGCAGCAGCAGCAGCTGCTAATCCAACATCATTGCCACTTTCAACATCAATAAACTTACCCTTTACTGTTAAACCTTTGCTTGCAAATAGATTTCCTCTCTTTACTCTTTTGTTTCTTTTGCTTGAGTTTTGCCAAACGATAAATTCATCCTTGTCGTCAAGGGTCAGTGCTTCTTGAAGATCTTGGAATGAAACGCTCATATATTAGTTTACATTAAATGTTGCATACTCGTACAGGAGTCCGGCGACTTGTTATTGAATTATCTCCAAGCTGCCCACGATCATTCCAGCCCCAAGCCCAAGCTGTATTATTTTTATCTAGAGCCAAAGATCTATAGATTCCAGCAAACACTTTGCAAAATGTTTTATTTCCATATACTAATACGGGAGTATTTTTTTGAATAAGAGAATTGTCCCCAAGCTGTCCATAGCCGTTACTACCCCAAGCCCATATTTTTCCATTCTTATCTATAGCTAAAAAATGGCTAGAACAACTTATATTGCAAAATGTTTTATTTCCATATACAGATGTAGGCACACATCTATCTAGAGCAGTATTATCTCCTACTGGCCCATAGCCCCAAGCCCAAGCTTTACCATATTTATCTAAAGCCAAAGATAATTCATTGCCAGCACTTATTTTACAAAATGTTTTATTTCCTAAAACAGAAACTGGAGAATCAACTAAGTTGAAGTAGTTTCCATCTCCAATTTGGCCTAAAAAATTATTTCCCCACCCCCACGCTTTTCCATTTTTATCTATAGCTAATACATGGCTACCAACACTTATTTCACAAAAAGTTCTATTACCAGCGACTGCCGTTGGAGTAGAACGATTATTTTGTGTATTATCTCCAATATAAGGATAATCTCCATAATTATATCCCCATCCCCATGCTTTTCCATTCTTATCTATTGCAAGAACTGCCCCTCCTCCAGCTATTTTACAAAATGTTTTATTTCCATAAACTTTTACAGGAGTCAGTGCATATCCAGACGAATTCTCATCAAGAGCGCCAATGCCAAGACTTCCATACTGCCCGTCTCCCCAAGCCCAAGCTTGACCATATTTATCAATCGCACTGTTACTAGCTATTTGACAAAATGTTTTAGTTTTTCCCGCAACTTTAACTGGAGTACGACGATTAATTTGCGTGCCATCCCCCAAATTAGCATAGGCATTTTCTCCCCATGCCCAAATTCTTCCATTTTTATCTAATGCATAGGACGCAAATCCGACACCATACATATCAAAAAATATTCTTTCTACGGCAAAAGACTCATTTACTTTTGTTGTATCAAGAAGAGGTCTCCCATAAGAGCCAATCATTCCGATATCTGCATTCGCACCATTCTTAACCTCAACACTCCAATTAGTTTCTACTAAAACCCTATCTCCAATCCTCGCGCCAAGATTATAAGACTCAAGTGTTAAGTTCTGCAATGATAATCCAAACTTCTTTACATCTTGGAGGTTAAAGAATTCGATCAACATGGACTTCTGAGTTCCTCCTTCGCTATGAAAAACCTTACTCAAATTTTCAGCCTGAAAGTCATCAATTAAAGCTGATAATGCAAGAGTTGCAACTGTTGGTCTTTGGATTTTTCTAATATATGGATGGTTATTACCAAATCCATAAAGAGCTTTTCTTTCAAACTGCACGGAGAACTGCATGCTTTGAAAGTTATTAGCAATTGCATCAAAAAATCCAAAAGTAATTGGAGACGTTCCTCCTCCAGACTGAAAATTCGGCGTAATCTTGCATTTACTATAAGGACAACCGCCATCAAATATTTCTTTAGCTTTTGGCAGATACCTTTCTGTTCTAGAATTATTTACAAAGTTTAATGCAAAATTTTTATTAGCATCCTGAGCGTTTTGGCCGCTAACAAGAGTATTTACTGATGGTAAGTACTTTGAAGTCGCGTAATCTTGCACATTAGCATTTGCCCCCACAAAAGAACAGGAAACAGTCGCCAGCTGATTAACCGCCACGCTGATCTCGTAGTTAGTGATATAGGCATTACCAACCGCGAGGATATTACTATTAACGATTCCAGTCTGCAAATTCTGATCAATACCGTCATTTTGCGCAATACTGATATAAAAATTACGGTCGCCAGTAGACGAAAGAATAGAGTCAAATGGATTACCAGTCGCGCCCGTTGGAATATCCAATCCAATATACTTATCATTCCAGCCATCATTTAAATAGTACTGAATATTTAAATTAACATCTGGCGCAAGCTGAGTTTGCCTTGTTGCAAAAGAATCTGACCCGATTTGCTTCAGCGGAGTTCTCTCGATATTGAAAGAGAAGTCGTAGCTTTGAATGAAATCAAGCCGACTGATTCCGCTGCCAGTGTTCATCGCCTCCTCAAAAGCGCCAGATGAGCCGACAAACATCATTTGCATCTCATATGAAATTGGTCTGCCCATTAATAAACCCTCCTTACTCCAATAGGATCTTCAACTAGTGTTACCGAAATATCGTTAACGTTTTTATAAACAAAAGTATGCTTCCATTCAGGCGCAAAGAAATACTTATTCTTATTATAGATATTCGGAATCTTATACTGAAATTTTCTGTATCCCTGTCTTCCGGTTAGGAAATGCAAAATCGATCTTGCCTCAAGGTCGCTGATTCCTTTAAACTCCATGCTAAACTGCCTCATAACATTCGCATGAAGTCCAAAGTCGCTTCTCTTTGTGAAAGAGTATGGAAGCTCAGTCTTTAAAACAGAAGTCTCTTTTCCAATTGTTGACGAGTAAGTTGGTTGGTAAAAAAACTCCTGCGTCCATTTTCCGTTGGTGATTTCGGAGCCGTTGATCGAAGATTGGCTCGTGTGGTCACCAGTACAGTAATAAAAACAGTCATATAAGTTGCCAGTATTCTGCGGGTAAGATGCGTTACCAGTGTGCCTAACAACATCGTACTTAGAATACGCTGTTGATGTAGCCCAGCTTCCCTTGATTCCTGAACCTGTAACAAACATTCCGTTCCAATTTAAAAGTGACGAAACTTGGTCGGTGGCCAATTCAACTTGTATTGTATAAAGATCGTTAACCGTGAAATTAGTCTGAATACCGCCGCAAAATAAATTAACTGGCTTATATATAGAAGCTGGATCAGTAAAGGTAAAATATCCTGTACCACGAAGGTTTTCAAAAAAGCTGGCGATCCTTGTCGCTTCGGCCTCTTTTCTGTTTTCAAAGGGCATTTGCACCGTCATCTGCAAATGATTCAGTCCTCTGGGCATAGTATATAAATAATTATCAACAGTATTATATGAAGTCAAATCTGCTGAAAAATTGACAGAGGTGCCATAAGACGGCTTGAAATCAAACGTTGTTTGAACCGTTCCAGTGACATTATAATCTCTGTCGTATAGGAATGACATTAGATAAATCCTTGATAACTAAGCGTTAACGAAAGCTCGTCGGTTGCGGACGAGTTGATTGTTTCGCTTATTAATTCCATATTCGACATCGAAAAAGTTACTAGAGATCCTATTGTTATATTAATATTCTGCTTGTTGGAGTCAACAATATAATCTAAAGCTCTTTTCGATTCATAATCATCAACCCCAATTGTAAATTGGGCGGTTGCCCTAAATGGGCGCAAGGTCACGACATCCATTGGAGTTGATCCAGTTGGGTGATAAAAAGCTTGTCTTGGACACTCTACTGAATAAGTAAAAGCCTCAATTCTATTTGTGCCTGTGCCATCGCATCGGATCGCGATATCCCTTGGACGTACAACTGATAAGGCTCCAGTTTCTGAAGCTCCAGAACCCGCAATCCCAGTCCCAACATTGCCAAAAATAGTGAAATCGGCGCTTAAAGAAGGAAAGTTCCCAACCGCACAAGAAACCGAGTAATTATTTAGATATGCCCGATTAAAAGTAAAATTTTTATTATTATAAAATAACCCCCCACTAATTTGCCCCGACCCTGTAAAATTTAAAAAGAAATCTGCTGGCGAAAGATATTTTTGAACACTCAGATTCGATTGCGGCGCATTATTCGTGAATGTAGTAAATTTATTAGCTCCGATAACATTGATGTGCTCAATTGGTAAAGAATAGCCGAAATTAACATCGTTGACGCCAAATATTTTAACGCCGCTGATATAAAGACTGTTTTCATAACTTGATACAGATGATTTCATTATCTACTTCTTAATGATCCGCCCAGTCTCTTTTCTTCGTTGATTGTTTGGATAACGACTTGTTTGATCTGCTCGCTCATCTTCTTATAATCAACGCCACCTTGCTTGGTGTCACCCTGAGTCTGGGTATCTGATGTTCCGCTAGTAACGTTGATATTGATGCTAACGTTAGTTGCACCTGTGGCCTTTGAGTCGGAAGATGAAGCGGCCTTCTCGGCAAAGCTCGGTTCTGCGGTTGAAACATTGCCGCCGTCTGCAAATCTTGGGGCGCGACCTTGATTAATAGAATCGAAGAACTGCCTGCCGTATTTCTTGGTGGCTTGGCGATTCATTACATATTCACCACCCATAAGGAGGGCTGGGATATCGTCTGTTGGGCCACCAGTATTATAACGCTTGACTATCCCGCCGTAAGCACGACGAGGAGCGAGAGGCGCTGAGAATATACTAGATCCCATAAGAACTGGAGACTGCATTTGCGGCTGGAACATCGAAAGCACACTTTCATAATTTGGAGTCTGGATTCTTGCTGGAGACATAAAGTCTCCAAAAGATGTACTTGGAGTTCTTATACTCGGAGTTGTTATTGGCGCGGACAGCATGCTTGGAGTTGGAAGCGCAACTTGCCCAATATTAGAAGATGCCTTTGCGGCATCGAATCCTAAATTTGGAATTGCGGCAGGAGCTTTTGGACCAAACATTGAACCCAACTTTCCAACGCCAAAACTTAAAGCGGCGGAAGCTACTGTTCCGATTAGCTGCTTTTGAAATGCCTTTCTTTCCGCAGTTCTGTAGGCTTCTCTTTCCGCCATTATATTCATCGCCTGCTCTTGGGCGCTACGAATCTCTTGATTAATAATATCGTCTTCGTTCATCAGCGCATACGCAGAAAGTCTTGAACTTTGATCTTCAAGACTGGCAAAAGCAGTTGTTGCGCCGCCAGCTAATACATCAGTTGCACCGCTTGTTGTAGTTTGCTTGGCAAAAGCAGTTAAATCTTTATATCCAGAAATTTGCCCCTGCCCGCGAACACCGGGCAAGAAGATACCACCATCGGCAAATTTAGGAGCCTCGCCCGAATTCAGTTTTTGAAGGTTAGACGCACCGTATTTATTTACAGAAGACTTACGGATGACATATTCGCCTTCGCTTAACATTGCTGGAACATCATCTTTGTAGCCACTGCCCCCTGTTACAAGACCACCTGAAGCATAACCTTTTACATAGCCACCTTCTTTCATACCAGGAACAGCATTTGGAAGAATTGAAGAAACAATTTGCCTTGAAGCGCTTTGCAAAAATGCGCTTTGAAGATTTTTAAGGAAGGTCAATGCAACATTTCTTAATGCGCCCCCAAGATCGTCTGCTTGATTCAGAGCCGCTTGCATAGCTTCGGCCATACCATCTGCAAAAAGCTTTGGTGTTGATTTACCAATAATATCTTGGAATGTCTGAGCTTCGTCCAGAAGAGCCGATTTTTGTATGGACAGCCCCTGTCTTATGCTTAAGTTTCTACCCTTAGAGATATCATAAAGTTCTGATGCGCTGATGTCTTCAGCCTTTCTTCCGGCTCTTCTCTGCTCCGCTACCTTGGCAAAAGCTTGAGCCTCCAGTTCTCCACCTATCCTCAGATTTGAAAGCGCTAATCCCCTTGATATTGTAGAAGTAGTTTCTCCAAGAATATTTGTGCGCGTTCTTAAAGCTTCATTTCCTACTTCTATATCGATATTATTAAATTTAGCTTGAGCCTCTCTCAAAGAATTTATCAAATTCAAAGCCTCCAGAGTCATTTCTCCGGTTACTTTTTCATTTACTTTTGCCGCATCTATCTGCCCAATTAAAGCTTGAGCATATTCAATTTTTCTCTTTGTCGAATCAATATCAGCCTGATAACTCTCACCAATCATTCGAATTGAGATCTGATTCTCTTCTTCGGCTTTTCTTTCTGACTCAACAAGTTTTGCTCTGGCTAACCTGAGACCAATAACCACTGCATTTAATTGATTGGCATTTTTAGCCGCTAGATTTTGCTCCTCAGTCAGTTCGGCTTGTCTCCTAATCGCATCAAGATCAGTATCGTATTTTTTTGATGCAGTTTGAATTGCGGCCTGATTTTGAATTTCAGCCTGTCTTTCTGATTGACCTAGTTTCGCTAAAATAGACTCTCTTAAGGCATTTATGTCAGCAAGTGTTTCAACTGTATTGTAATAATTATTTTCTGCGTTTATCAACGCAGTTTCTCTGACAAGAGCCGCTCTGTTGGCTCCTATTTTTTTTCCAATTATTTCAACAGAAGCCAATGTCTCTTCTTCAGCTTTTTTTTCCGATTGTATTAATTTAGCTAAAGTTGATCTTCTCAAGGAAGCTACATTAGCCAAATCAATATTTCCTTCATTAATGGCATTTTCAGATTCTATAACTAGGCTTTCAGCATCCAGAATGTCTCTTTGAGACTTGAGTCTCGGTCCAGCATTACGGGCATCTCTTCCCAACTGATCTATTCTTTCAGAAGTGGCTCTATTAAGCTCCATTGCATCCTTGGCCGCTCTAGCCTCTATTGGAACTCTTTTTCTAAGCTCTTCCTCCAAATTAATTCTTAATGCAAGCAAACCCACTTCACTTGCATAATTTTCCTCGGCTAAATCAATGCTAATTTTATTTTGCAGTGCTGCTTTTGATAACGAATTTGAAAGTTTTGCACGCTCGCCTCCAAGGATCTCTTCGTACTTTGCTGCGCCTGAAAAAGTTTGATTTAATTTTCCAACTAAAACAGGAGTTCCAGAAATTATAGCATTTAATAAATTTGTTTCATTTACTAAAAGCTGGGTTGAAGATTGAAAATCTCTTTGAGCTTGATTTATATCTCTTACTCTGTTAACTGCATTATTTCTTGCTCTAGCTTCATTGTTCGCAGCTTCATTTAAATTTTTATAAACATCCTGCTGAGTTGCAGAAGAAAGCTGCGCTATATTGGTGCCAGCTATAGGCTTTCCATCCTGTCCAACGCGAGCCGTAGCAGCTTTAAAAGCCTTTCCAAATGCTTCTGACCCAACTCCTCCTGTTTTAAAAGCCTCTAATAAGCCTTGCAGTTTTCCAGTGTCTGCCTCTCCAAATATATTTCCTAATCCTTGGTCTTGCAATCCAGCCAAAGAAGATCTTAAATTATTTGCATTTTCGCTTATCGCTTTAGCTTCTTCTGCTCTAATTTTCCGTCTTTCTTGAGAAGCTTGTAATTCTGAAAATTTTGTTTCGAGTAAAATTGTTTTAGATCTTTCTAAAGCAGTGTTTTCGCTATTAATACTTCTTATCCTGTTGGCATAAACATTATTAATTTCTAGTTCTTTTTTTACAATACTATTTAAAATATCAAACTTTATTTTCAATAATTCATTTTCAGCTTTTACAGTTTTATCTGTACGATCTTCTGTTTGCGGTTTTCTTGCGTCAGCCAAACGTTTTTCAGTTACTTTTTCTCTTGCACTTTGTATCGTAGCACCAATATCGATACCAGTTTCTGTACTTACAGAATCTAAATTACTGCCTCCCCTGCCAGGTATAGCTTTTTCTGAAGTTCTTATTATTTTTTGCAACTCTGCTTGTTGCACAATCCCGTCTTTACTTATAAGGTCTAAAGTATTTGCTATTGCATAAAGCTGCTGTAATGTTTCCGTGCCAGGCCTTTCAAAGCCTTGTTTACTTAAAGATTCCTGAATTTGCCGTGTCGCGCTTTTTTTCGTTTCTTCTGTTTTTTTAATTTTATCCTGCTCTTCAAAAATAGCCAAAAATTCTTCTGGACTTATCTTTCTTCCTGTTTTTTCTGCTTCTTTAGCAAGTTTGGAAAGCGCTTCCGCTGCTCTTTGCGCTGGATCTTTAAGGTCTTCGTAAAGTCTTGATAAAAGCGGGAAAGCGGATGCTAAAGCAGTGGCAGCGGCAGCTAATATCCTAAACTGAGGAGAAAGACTTTTTCCTATGGCGACAAAGGTCGCAAGTCCCGATCCAATCGCAGAAATACCTTCTAATGCATTAGCAGCAGCGCTTCCTTGCTCAGTTGCAGATTGAATCGCGGAAGTTAAACCAACTACTGCCGTTTGTAAAACAAGAAATTTACCAATATCTAGACCTTTTCCTCGGCCTGCTACGTCTCCACCTGTTGCGCCTCCACCTGTTGCGCCTCCACCTGTTGTCGGCGCAGTCTTTTGAGCCTGAATAGCTTTTGCTTTTGCTTGTACAGCATCTGAATATTTTTTAGTAGCATCAGCAGCTTTTTCTGTTTTGTTACCTAACTCTTCAAGCGCTGTAGTTTTTAATTGATTAAACGCTTTTGTTAAAGACTCTAGTTCAGTATTAAACTGATCAGACTCTATAGTTGAATTTTTTAATTTTGCAAGAAGCTCTGTTGTTGCTGTTTGAATTCCGCTTAAATCTACCTTGTTAGAGCCCTTACCAAAAACGCCCCCAACATTAATACTAGTATCTTCATCTGCAAAATTCGGCACAAATCCTCTACTCGCCATAGCGGCGCGCATGCCTCTTTCTCTAAAATCATTTGGAATCTTGCCATTTGGCTCGTCTCTTGTATTGATCACGGCAAGACCATTTGGGTTCTTGGGGTTCTTTAGTCTACCGTCCTGCGTCACGCGCACGCGCGCGGCAGGCACGCCCGCACCCATCTCTCTACTAATAGCTTCTTTCAGCGGCTCATTTTCGGCAAAGTTTGGAATATATCCTCGCGCCGCAGATCCAAAATCAACCAAAGATCTGATAGAATCTCTGCCACCTTGTTTTTGCGCTATTTCCGACAATTTTTTCGCAACTATTGGATCTAAACGTTTTACGTAGCCTAAATCCCCCATCTCCAAAGCATCTAAATTAAACAGCATTCCAAAACTTCTGCCCATTCCTGCGACAATTTTTTCCTTGTTCTGATTAAGATAGTCCTTGTCCTCTTGAGTTATTGGAAGCTTTGTTTTTGCGGTCTTCTGTGTTGTTGTTTTTGGGTTCTTTGATGAACTTGCTTTTGTAAGTTGAGAAAGCTTTAATGACGCTGCATCTTTTTCTCCTTGTGGAGCCGCAGGGTCTGAGATGATTCTTCTCATCGCGTCGATTGCATTTTGAGAAGCAAAATTTGGAATGAAGCCAAAAGAGGCGCGATTTCTTAAATTTGCATTTATGCCGCGAGATCCAAGAGCCATCAAGTTCTCTTCTTCGTCATCAACGATAGATCTGCCAGTCCTCTCAGCGAATAACGCTTTTCTTTCTGGAGCGTAAAGTTTTCTCGGACCTCTTTTGCCTTGAGCCCTGCGATTTTCAAACATTGACCCAAGAGGAAATATTTTCTCAACGTTGAGTCCAAGATTTTGGGCTGCATTTTTAATTGGATCTTTAAACGCAATTGGTCTAGCGGTTGCGATATCAAACTTTTCTTTTGAAGCGGCAAGCTCTTTGCCTACAGGAAGAAGATCTTTCTTTTCTAGTTTTTGGATCGACTGAATATATTCTTCGGGCTTTCCTGAGATTTTTGGAATAATTGTGCCATCCCAATCATACATCTCGGAAAGCTTTTCGGCATAATTTGGAATATAACCCATTGAAGCTTTTTTGTCAAAAACGGCATCTTTATTTATTTTGTCAGCAATATAAGACATAGTAATAATTTTACTAGCCCTACTATTTGGAAATTTTTGTTTAATCAATTCTTTTGTCTTTTCCGATAAAATAGCTTCTGTTGTTTCAACTTTTGCAAAACTTTTTGAATCTTGACCTTCGTTCAAAAACAACATTGACAAGCCTGCTGGATTTAAATTTATTGACTTTCCAAGCGGCTGTGCTTTTAAAAATTCTTGTTTTCCTTCTTCAGTTCTCAAATATTTGTCCAATAAGCTTTTTTCGCTTTTTTTGCTTCTAGTTCTTTTTGCGTCTCCGTATTGTGATGCAGGATTTATCCCAAGCTTTTTTCTTATTTCGGGATCTTTGCCAAAACCTGTTTTTTTAGGAAAATCCAAAACGGCACTGCCCGCATCTTCTTCTTGTCCAAATAACTGTAAATTTAAATAACGTTCAAATTTATTGCCTTCACGAATCGCTTTGATATTCTTTGGTTGATTCTTAATATAATTTGGTATATAACCAGCCGCTGCATTTTGTATAGCAACTTTGCTTGTTGACGAGTAAAGATTATTTGCGGCTATTTGATCAGCAAAAGCTCTTCCTGTACTTTTTGGATTTCCTTCGATTTTGCTATCGGCATCTGTTTCTCCTCTATTTACTCCGAAAAGTCTTTTGATAATATCAGTTACCTTAAAGTCTAATTTACCAGAACCAAGCTCTGCCTGTTGGGCTTTTAATAAGTCTTTATTAATTTCTCCTTGAACGCCTGTTCTAATAGCTGTTTCAAAAATGCCACCTCCAAGCGAAGAAAACCCAGATACTGCTCCTTTAGAAGCAAGAAAAGCCTTTCTCACATCTGCGTCAGAGATCTGAATGCCAGTAGCTGGACCCCCTAAAGACTTTGAATACTCTCCCGCATATTCATAAGAATATTTTTTAGCAATATCTAATCCAAATGCCTGCACATCAGCCTCAATATTAGTTAGATCGCCGCTCTTTTTTAAGCCCTCTGCTTTAAAGGCTTCTTGATTCAATCCGTATGTATGATATTTTACATAATCAACACCGAGTTTTTTGCCTTTATCTTTAGTTTGAAATCCAAAACTTAAAGGCTTGTCCAAATAAGCTTCCATTATTCGCTCATTTTTTTTATCTGGCACAAGCATTGCAGAGCGACCTCTAGCCTCTGCAATTGTTATTGAATCACTTTGTTTTGCTTGAGTTTCTGAAGTTTCAGCTTGTATTTTTTGAGCAAAATTTGGGATGTAACCAGTTGCGGCATTTTTTACGATTCCAAAATTTCTGGCTTTTGTTTTTACTTTTTCAATAAAATCAAATTGATTTAGTGGCGCATACTTTGTGCCCGCGATCTGCTTCTCTGATCTCAAATCTCCTTCTCCAGCACCCTTTTCTTCTCTACCACTTCTTCTAGCAATAATGTCCATATTGCCAGCATAAAGATACGAGATCTTTCCTCCGCTTAAGTTTACTGCACTGATAATAGATTCAAGATTAGCTGAAATTCCTCCATCTTTCGTTCTAGCTGCACCAGAAAGAATATCAATCTCTGTTGCCTTATCAGCATCTTCTGGTTTCGTAATAAATGTGCCGCCTGCTGCGGCAAAAGTTGTTTTGCCTGTGCCTGCTGGGCCTAAAATTAAATTCTTTTTAACCTTAGATGCTAAAATTTTCTTCAGCAGTGCGTTTTTATCTGCTGGAAGTCTATCTGAATCATAAATATATTTTGCATCTGCAAAATTAGGAACATAACCGCTCGCCGCATTTATCTTTTTGGCATTCTCTGGCATGCCATACTTGCGAACCATATCTTTGTTAAAGATAGCACTTCCGTCGCCTCCGTTATAATTAGGGACAATATATTCGCTACTGTTTGCATACATTGTGCCCTTCTTGCCGTCTCCAAAAGAGAAGTTTGGAATTTTGACTACTTTTGCGTTCTTATCTGCACCACCAACTCCGCGCCTTACGTCAGCAGCTTCTTGCGCTGGCAAATAACCCTCTGCCGCTCTCTTTTTAACTGTTCCAGATGTAGCGCTCAATCCAGCGGCTTGCAACGCAGGAGCGACTGTCGAGGCAATATTCTGAACCTGTTGAAGCGCCGCAAGCTGCCGGTTATATACGCCAAGTAAATATTCCTCCTGCTTTCTGCGGTCTCCGCTAAGAGACAAGATCGATGCCATTACTTGCTGATCTTTAATCAAAGTATTAACAACAGCCTGTTCCAAAGCTTGGCGCTCTCTAACTTCTTTATTGATTCCTAAGATAGTTTTTAATGACTCAACGCCGAACTGCGCAATATCTTTCGTTAATTTAACGAATATAGCTAAAAGAAGAGGGATACCAATCTTGAAGAATACCCCGCTGATTCCAGAGATTAGACCCTTGGCAATAGTACCGCCAATTCCCTCGGAATCAACAACGTCATTAATTCCAGTAAGAATACTATCAAAGAAATTTAAAAGTGACTTTAAGCTATCAGTTACGCCGATTTTGCCAAGAGTGTCAGCAAGTTGAGCCGCAGAGTTTGTCACTCTGCTGATAACTGCGTCAAGAGTTTTATTAAGTTCAATCTGGCGCTGATACGCTTCGCTTTGCGCGCCAGCAGAAACATCTCTAGCCTCTCTAAACTTGCTAGCCGTCGAACTCAAATCATCAACAAGTGCCGTTAAGACGTTGATGTTGTACTTGCTAGCGATAGCCTCAAGAACTTCAATTCTCTTTGTTTCGTCAAGAGTATTAATTTTCCCAGCTAATTCTTCAAGAAGACTTACAACTGGTTTCAATCTTCCTTCCGCATCAAATGAGTAAATACCAATGCTTTGTAGGGCTTGGATCGTTTCGTCCGATCTAATTCTACTAAAGATTGTCTTGAAAGCGTTACCGATAACCGCGCCACCGCGAGCAGTTCTTTCTTGCGCAATGGTGACGATAGCATTTAACTCGTCAAAGTTAACTCCAACTTCCTGAGCAATCGACCCTGCACGGGACAAGCCCTTGGCTAAGTCTTCGGCGGAAACTGCGAACTTGGTGTCAACCGCAACGAGTTTATTAAGAATTTCGCTAGTCGTGATTCCAGTTGCGCCGAAAGAGTTTGCCGCAGCAGTCAATACGTCTACCGCCTCTGCTGCACTTAGAGTTGTAAAACGAGTAAGAGTAAGAGCGTCTTGGGTTCTCTTTAACGTCTCTTCAAGGCTTAAACCTTGTCTAGAAAACTCTAAAGCAGCTTCAGACGCAGTCTGAAACGATTGAGCGGTATTCTTTGCGATTTCAAAAAGCGCTCTTGAAAACGGCTGAAGCTGGTCAGTAGTTTTGCCGCTGATCACTGCAATATTTGCTAGGCTCTTTTCAACCTCTATTGTCGTCTTAACAAGCGACGCAAAAGCATTTTGCACACCGTTGATAATTCCTACCGAAGCGCCGAATGCGATAACGCGCGCATTTGAGGCGGCAATGGACTTTTCAAACTCTGTAGCCAAACCACTTACTCTACCAAGAGGCTGCGCCAGTCTTTTAAAGGAGCTTGGATCAACTGTAGCAGAAAGACTCAGCGGCCCAGCTTTCTTGGCAGCTGCTTCGATAGAAGCTTCTAAACCCGACTGGACTACAGGTACTGTGATTCCTTTTGCCATCCTTTAACCTTTGAGGTTATTTACACAGAATTTATATTATTGATCGTGCAATTTCATCAAGTCTTCCATTGAAAGAGATGTTTTATCTTTCATGACATCCTTTAATGTTTTAGTATCTTTGCCAATCTCTTCCTTTGTAGCTCCAAAAACCATTTCGGCGCCCTCGACATTACCCTTTTTTTTGCCTCTAGTCTTGCTTTCGAACTCTTTTTGAGCCTGACTCTTGTCCTTGTATTGCAATAGAGCCTCTGGATCTTTCTTAATTCCATCAGGAATGTGCTCAATAGTCTCAAATATATTTTTAAATATTTTGGAATAAATTAATAATCTTACCTGATTTTCCGAAAGTTTTACCATCGGTTTACCAAAAAGCTCGTTAGGATAGTCCAGAACAAGATAATTTGGCTGAAAAAAGTCAGAAAGCGCTATATGCTGGATAGTTAAGTCAGAAATGTCGTTAAAATAACTATTATATACTAGAATACACTCTTCTAATTCTTTAGTTGATATCTCTTCAAATTCTTCCTCGGAAAACAATAGTTTAGTCAATTCACGGTCTTTGTAAAAGCAGCTGTATATCAAATAGTCGCTAGCTCTGTTTGATGCATAATCTTCAGCAGTTTTACCTAAAATCTGCTTTTTTTCTGCAAGTTTTTTTGCAACCTTTTCCTTTTCTTCTTTCAATGTTTTTTCAATTTCTTGAATCTGGAGCTTTTTAAATACTTTCTTTTTTGTTATATTAAGAGTTTCAATATACCTCTCCGATACCTTGATATCATCATCTTCTTTTTCTGACCAAAGCTCTTCATCTATCGCTTTTTTTAGCGCATCCTCCTCTTTAGGTAACCCTTTTGATATAGCGTGCGCGAGATAGGTTTTATATTTTTTATTAAAAAACTCACGCTCTTTAATAGCGATATGCTTAATAAAAACAGGGTTGCCCAAGAAGATCTTCTCAGAGCAACCCTCAACTATCTGGCAGAACGCCAAGAATAAATCAGTATCGTTAATACTTTCCTTCTTCAAGGTCTTTCTCTAGCTTCTTAAAGTCGTCCTTTGTGGCATTCTTGCTGAAGTACCAGAAAGAAACAAATGTAGCTAGCTTTCTAAAAGCTGCTTGATACAGAGGATCTTCTGCCTCATCAAGATCTCTCATATTATCGAGCTTTTGCTCATAGGTTGAGCCAAAGAACAGCGGCTCAATCTTGCCGCTCTCTTCCTGCTTATAAGCGAGGTTAACGCAGAACCAGCGGATGATATTATTTTGGGCGATAATATCCGCTGTGTTATTAAACAGATTAAGATAGGTAGACTCAAGATCAACCATTTCCTTTCTTGTAGCGGCGAGCTTTTCCAAGACGATATTCGCCTTTTGCTTTTCCTCAGCGTTACCATTTTCGAGGGCAACATACTCTCTCTGAAGCTTAGCCATATCAATATACATTGCTGTTAAACGCTTATCGTCATCCTCTGAAAAAATGCCGCCTGTATCAGAGTACTTCTTAACCAACATTCCCTTTGTTAAAATACCCTTCTTGATGCAGTTTGACATTTCAACGCTAAATTGAATTTCGGCCTCCTCAGTGTCGCGGCGAGAAGGCTGCTTGAAAACGATACGAACAGGCACATCCTCCTTTACCTTGCTAGTAACAGTGATGGTCTTGCCGTCCTCTTCGCGAGTTTCGGTCTTCTCTACTTCTTTGTTAATTTTGACCGTGAAGTCGAATAGTTCTTTCATTGTTTAAATGTATGATGAAATTCAATGCGGATTAAATCCATTTCAGTTGTCATTTTGCGGATAGATTCATTGCCCATATCCAGCACTTTTTTTCTAAGCCAAGCCATCTGACTTTCATCAAGATAGTTAGCCTGTTTGACCACTGGCTTAAAGGAATCGGGTGCAGAAGAGTATAAAATCCCGAATTGTCGGTCGTGTTCGTGCTTAATATCCTCCAATACCCCAAGCATACGCTTGAAAAGATCAGAAGTATTAACCTTTACCCTGTCATTTAAATAGTCCTTGCCCGTCATACCTTTTACCTTACTATATATTATATCTAATATAAAAAGTGTAAAGTAAAATATGGCATCTTACCTCTCAGACGCACAGAAAAACTTTATTAATGAAGTTATTGACGATGTGTTTGATACCTTCTCAAGAGAAATCACTGTTTACTCAAATCCAAAGGAAACAGTTATCTCTACTTCAGCTAGCTATAATTACTTTTACGATAAGGATGTTCCACAGGTAGAAAGCAAAGAATTCACTACTGTACAGAATACCTTTCAGGCAAAGATTAAATATTTAGATCAGGCTAAAGCTCCAGTACCCGGAGCAGATACCCAACAGAAGATCGACTATCCCGCTGGCAGCGTTAAGATCAAAGTTCCAGCAGCAGCCTACTCTATTTTAAAAGAAGCTCGCAGAGTAGAGTTTGATGGCCGTAGATACGCAATCTCTTCCGACTCAAAGCCTTACGGAATGTTTGGGCCACGGTATTATTCTTTTATTTTATCTCCAATTAATGAATAATTATGGCGAAAATCCCTCAAAACGTCGCCAAAAAAATCAATCGAGACATAGCGCCGATATTAAGAAATAGCGTTGAGAAACGGCTGCTGCTAGCTTTTGAAAGGATCAAAAGAGAAACTATCAATGAATTTCTTAGACACCCTGTCACGAAAGAAATCGAAGCTGGTCCAACGGCTCAAAACATTAGCGGCACTCTCGATGGTTATGGTAATCTCTTTTCTTATATTGGTTTTTATAATGGAGACGATCCAATTTCGCCAATAACAGAATTATTTCAAAAAAGCAGCATTAATTTCTCAAGGCTAATCGATGGCGGGGTAGTATGGAATGTTTTTATTCCAGCTAAAGAAGATATCTGGGACGTTTCTCCAATGCCTTGGGCTTCGGGTCGCAGTTGGGCCAAAGGTATAGAAACAGGAATCTCAGGCATTGGTCAATATTTTTATACCTTGAGAGAAGAGCTTCCTAATTCAAGATCAGATACTGCTATTCAAACAAGTAAAAATATTAGAAGAAAAAGTAGATTTAAAAATGTAAAATACATTAGCGCTATATTGGCTAACTTCGAAAAAAAGATAACCCTATTAGATGAAACCGCAATATCAACATAATGTAACAACGTCTTTTGCTTTATGGTTCGACCATTATCTTTTAGAAAAGGGCGAAGCTTATAGCAACCAAACTGGCACTTTCACTTATTATGCAGATCCAAGAATATCAACTACTTACAAAGCTTTCGGCACTCCTTACAAACAGTTTGTATACGACTCCACAATTACTGGAGCAAGTATTCCTAGCGGCGTTCATGTGTCTGGAGTTTTTAAGGGTCGCAACAATGGGGTTATTATAGACTATATTAACGGAAGAGCCCTGATTAGCGGCGTTTCGACTGGAGTTGCTGTTACCGGCGTTTTTGCAGTCAAAGATTTTAACATTTATCTTACTAATGAGAATGAGGACGATCTCATTCTGGATAATAACTTAGACGCTAATAAAAAGTTTCCTTGGACGGGTAAGTATATTCCTCCATACGATCAAGTTGCTCCAGCGGTGTTTATAGCAAATGACTCTACTTATAATTCGCCATTCTCATTTGGTGGCGAGGATGAGAGCCGCTCATTTGTAAAGTGTGTAGTTTTTACCGATAACCCATATCAGCTTGATGGCGTCCTTTCTATTTTTGCTGATTCCAAGTCTAGCAGTTTTAAATATAAAGATTTTACTGGATATCCACTGACAGAGTATGGAGATGTTAAAAATGGAACATACTCTTACGATTCCTCTCCCACGAATCAAAATGACTTCTTTATTGATGAAGTTGTTTGCTCAAAATTGAAAGATTCTCGCGCTAGAGGTGGCAATGCGAAACCTTACATCGGCTTTATCGATTTCGAGGTAGTCAAATACCGATACCCAAGAGCCTGATTATTCCATTTTTAGATAAAAAAATGTAAAGTATTTCAAACCTTCTTAACTAAAAACTTATGGCACGCACAAGAGTAATTTATCAATCAGAAGCGCTGTATGTCGCTGACGGCACCCTTGTTCCAACAGCACATCACCCATCGGGTAACATTACCCAGCTTCATCGCGTTCAATCGGCCAACTATGGCCTTACTATCAATCGCCAAGATGTTAACCAATTTGGTAACCTTGCTCGTATTGACCAGATCTCAATCGAGGCTCCAACTGTAAATCTTGATTTTTCTTACTATATCGGTACTGGCACCAACGAAAGAGGTCTTGGCTTTACTGTAGGTACTGGCACAAACACCCTTTCGTTTATCAGCGGCCTTGTTGACTCTTCCGTTAACACCAATAACATTGGTATCGTTTCTGGACGCAATTTCCATATTCTTTCGGTCGCAGAAGGTAACGATGCAAACGGTTCTGCTTCAAGCATCTATAATGCGACTTCCGCAAGAACCATCGGTATCGGCAACGGCTACATCACCAACTACAGCTTAGAAGCCGCAGTAGGTGGTCTGCCAACTGTATCGATTACAGCTGAAGGACTCAATCTTAACGTTATCTCTGGTAACTCTGGCACTGTCCCCGGTATCAATGTAGAAGCTGGAACCGCTTCCGCTAACACATCTGTTGTTCCTCCTCCACTTTCTGGAAGTATTGGAACTACAGCCCTCCGCCCAGGTGACGTTACCGTAATTGTTACAGACGGTATAATTGTTGATCTGCCCACAGGCGTTGAAGGCTCTCCTGCCAACAATACTGCTGCCCACATTCAAAACGTTTCAATTGAAATTCCAATTGGTCGTACTACACTTGAGCGTCTTGGCAGTCGTTTCGGCTTCACTAAGGTTATTGACTTCCCTGTAGAGGTAACTGTCAATATGAGCGCAATCGTTGCAGATCTGGAGACTAGCGGGTCCATCACAAGTCTGCTTGACTCAGACACTACTAAGACCCTCGCCTTCGTCTTCAAGACCCCTGGTAGCGCTGGTACTGAACCTCGTATCGTATATGAGATCAGAGGCGCTAAACTTGTCAGCGAAAATTATTCTAGCGCAATTGGCGATAACAAGAGTGTTGACCTCACCTTCACCACTCAGATTGGTAGCCCACAAGACACCACAAACGGCGTGTTCGTGTGGACACAGACCGCCGCTTACACCCCTAGCATACTATAAACTAAGTAGCCCTTAAAAGAAAAACCCCCGAAGAAATTCGGGGGTTTTTTATTAGTAATAGAAGTCTTCTTTGGGTACTTCTTTTTTCTTTTTTAGAGCGGCGATTCCTTGCCCCTCTGTTAACACTTCAATCATATCGTAATACTTTAGCGCCATTTGATAATCAGAGCGGTTAAAGTCATGAATAAAAACCACTACATTTTCATCAATAATATCCCAAAGATATTTGGCGCAATACTTTCTTGCTCTGCCATCAATCAAAGCCTTGGTGAACTTTAGGTTCTTGGTTGCTGGTAGATGCACATAGTCCTTGAATTGCTCGTATCTGCAAGGCTTTGGGTCTGGAGAATGCGCCGCTTGATAGAGCAACTCAATATTCTGGATTTCATAAGCATTGATTAGTTTATTTAGGCTATTTACCCAATCAATGTCATGCTCAATAGAAATTACTTTTTTTACAATTCCAGAAAAATAAATAGTGCTATTACCACTACCAAACTCAAGCAGAGTGTCATTTTTATTTAGGAACTTTTCAATGAATTTATACTCATGCTCATGCATGAGCGGGCGGAAGGAACTGAATTTGTTCATCGCTTGTTGTCGTAAATGTCCATTA